TGCTCAATCCCTTCATATGGATTTAAAGGTAAATCACATAGTGAAGAAACCAAGAAAAAAATGAAAGCGGCTCAAGTTGGAAAAAAGAGATCAAAACAAACTAAACAAAATATTAAAAATGGAATTTTAAATTCTTCTACTCACAAATCTAAAAATCAATTTGGTGAAACGAATCCTATGTATGGTAAAAAACATAGTGAAGAATCTAAAGCAAAAATGAGCAAAAGTAGGACTGGAAAACCTGGGACAGCTTTTGGTAAAACATGGAAAAGAAGTGAAGAATCTAAAAAGAAAATGGCTGCTACATGTAAAGGCAGAAAGAAATTAGTCAAACCAGACGGATCTTGGACTTGGCATTATCCTAAAACTTTAGATTAAGGTGGTCTTCGGTTAAAATCTCGAAAGTCCAACCACGATCTTTACAGAATTCGGTAGCGGCTTTCCACTTGGCTTCATTAATTCCCCACGTCATCACTTCATTAATATAACGTTTGTTTGGTTTATTTATTACAGCAGGCGGCCGTGTCTGGGCTTTTGGTTTAATCTCAATAAGTGCGCAGCGTGTTTTACCATCTGGCATTTTCTTCTTTACATAGAAGTCTACAAAATATCGATGAATCTTATTATCGATCGGTGAACGATACGGTATTATATGTTCTTCACTCGACCATTCGACCACAGTCGGATCTTTATCCAGACGAGACATATACACCAGCTCCCAACGAGAACGGTAAACTATGTTCGTTGGATCACCTTTGTACTTCGAAGGATTTAATGGTTTGAAAAAGCCTTTGTATGCCATGGAGGTATTTATAAATAAAGAGAGAACATTCAAAGAGAGAACCAATGGCCCTTATTAAACTTGGCATTAATAATTTTAGAAGAGACTTAGGTGGTATTGCTAATCGCCTAGTTGATCGGGCTGTGAACAGAATAGAACAAAAACTAGAAAACGCTGTAGAAGATGCGTTTGCAAAGGGTTTGAATAAAATTGGTCTTTCGAACGGAGTAGCAAGAGAAATTTCAGCTCGCTTCACAGATTCTATTTCAGCTGGTCGTGCAGCAGAATTTCTCCAATCGTCAACTGCAGAACAAAATCGTGTAACACCTCAGGAAATTGAAAATAGATTTTTGCCTGGTGTTAATGCAGAAACAACATATGACGCTATTCAAACAATTAATACCGACAATACAACTCTGTCGCCAATAATGAGATATCCAGATCAAACGGGTCAATATTATATGCGCATGATGTTCCAAAGATACTATAGACCTGCTCCACAGTCAACTGGTCAATTTAAACACTTTAGAACAATTATATTGCCAATTCCAAGAGATTTGAAAGAAACTCTTGACATTAACATTGATCCAAAATCACAAGGTGTTGGTGGAGGTGCAGTAGACTATTTGACCGATATTGCTCGTGGAGAAGGCAGTCAAGCCGGTGGTGAATTTGCTATTTTATATAGTTATGCTATTCAAAAAACAGAAAGTCTTGGAGAAATTCTTGGACAAACATTTAATGCGGTTCCAAACCCTCACCTACAGGCTATTTTCTCTGGTGTCGAACTTAGAAATCACACATTTCAATGGACATTTGCTCCGCGCAATCCGCAGGAAAGTAGAAATCTAAAAGCCATTATTTACGAAATAAAGAAAAATTCTCTTCCGGCATATAGTACTATGGGCACAGCTGCCCTTCAATATCCACCAATGGTAGATATCAAATTGATGCCATGGGCTACTAATCCTGAAAAAGAGCTTATTCGATTTAAAAAATGCTTGGTAAAAAGTGTTTCAGTAAATTATGCTCCAGCTGGGCTTCCTTCTTTCTTTAAAGGAACACGTGAACCGACTATGATTCAAATAGAAATTCAGTTAATTGAAACTGAAATTCAAACAGCCAATGAATATATTCTATCAGCACAAGATCGTGCCGGTAGAGCAGATAGACTTGAACAGTTTAAAGATGCATTTGAAGGTGCAGCTGATACTCTTGGACTTGGTGATACTCTCACGGCTGGTAAAGAATTATGGGAAACTGGAAAAGATAAATTGTCTGAAGTATTACAAGCTTCTACGAATGGAGATTGATAATGTCTAGATATTTTAGTCGATTTCCACTTGTAGATTATAACGGGACTCCAGCTAAGAACATCTTGGCTCGTGTTGATTTTACAGACCAAACAAAGAAAGACATTTATTCCAATTTTGATTATGTAATTCAAGAAGGAACGTCTAGACCAGATATTCTTTCGTTTAATTATTACAACTCTTCTCAGTACGATTGGCTTATTCATCTTTCAAACAATACCGTAGATCCTTACCACGACTATTATATGGAAAACGCCGATTTCAAGAATTATATTCTTGGAAAGTACGGTTCGAACGATATTGCTCGAAGCAAAATTCTATTTTATAGAAATGACTGGGCACCAGATGAAAGTCTTATTTCAGAATCTGTATATGACAATTTGCAGGCTGGTGTTAAAAAATACTGGAAACCGAAGCTAAATACTATGAACCAAATTGTTGGTTATGAAAGAGTAAAAGAAGACTGGATTGTTTCTACAAATCGCGTAGTTCAACTTACTGTTGATGTTGATATTTCTTCTTACAATGTTGGAGATATCATTAAGCAGAATGATGCTGAAGGAACACTTGTCAATAAAGATGATGTGGCAGGAATTCTTATTGTTCAGCATATTACTGATAATTTTATTGCAGAAGAAACTGGAATCACAAATGTTTTAGTCCTGCAAGAAAACATTCCTGTAGCCGAAGAAGATTTCTGGGCTCCTGTTTATGCATATGATTATGAAGAAGAACAGAATGAGTTGAAAAGATATATTACTATAATTAAATCTGGTTATCTTTCAGATGTTGAAAAACTATTCATTGAGCAACTTAAAAAATGACAGTAACGACTCAGTATCGTGACGGGCAATTTAGACTTATAGAGTTTCAAATGACTCTTGCAGGCTCAACTATTGGCCTTACTCCTTATTGTGGCAGTGCTAATATTTACGAAAGTGTTTTAGAACCTACAGTTATTGCTGAGTTCGTTATAACAGATAAAGTAAGTTTATTTGACCATGCTAACTTTTTAGAAGAAAAGATCACTCTTCATTTTACAACATATGAAGATAATGATGAAGCTGGAATCAAATATGAATTTTATCCAGTTACTGTTGATCCGGCTGAAGGTCTTCCTGACGACAAAGGCATTGTCTATAAGCTAACTTGTGTTTCAAAAGAATCTATCAAGTCAACACAGATTAGAAATTTTTCTTTTGTTCGTCAGCAGATTGAATGTGAAAGAATGATTGCTTCTATTCTTCAATCTCCAGAAGGATTAGAAACTCAAAAACCTATTTTTCTAGAAAGCACTCAGGGCTTACACGGATTCAATTTTACTTTAATTAGTCCATTTACTGCTATTGACGAAATCAGACTTAAAGCAATGTCTGCAGAATTCAAAGGACATTGTTTTGTGTTTTTTGAAAATAGTAAAGGGTATCACTTCAAATCTTTTGAAGGTTTAATTAAAGACGGCAAAACTAAAATTGGTGATAAGTATTATATCCAATCAGCAGTCGGTGACATTAGTATCGCCGGTTCAAGATGGAGAAACATTTTAGCATTTAAAGTGATTCAGACAGGTAATCAAAACGTTACTCGAGCGCTCGGTGCCGGTAAGGTTACAGTCAGAGCCGTTAATACAATTACACAAGAAGTTACCTCAGTTGAAATTGATCCACGCCGTCTAGAGTTTGAGCAATTAAACGACAATAGTATATCATCATCTTTGACGTCACAGAATGAACTTTCATCTACAGAATCAAGAGTCGAGGTTGTTTATATTACTCCTGAAGTTGAAACTGCTGACATTGCATTTGCTCGAGCAATACGTCCATACTATTTAGCATTTTTGTTTAATACCGTTGCTCACATTACAGTGTACGGAGATTCCACTGTAACAGTTGGTGATGTAATTACGGCTAAGATTCCAGAATTGAGTGCTCTTACACTCGGAGAAGAAAATCCATATGTTGATACGAGTAGCACGGCGGCCGGTAACTATTTAGTAACTAAGTGCAGACATATTCTTACTTTCAATGAAGGTGCAGAATATATGCAATCACTTGAGATTGTTAAAGATGGTTATGCCGGCGATGCACCAAGAGCTACACCCGCCGCTTAGGAGATAATGAATGGAAATTGAACGTTGGTTCCAGGGCGAAATCGTCGATGTGGATGATCCGCAAAAAATGGGCCGTGTGAAAGTAAAAGAGTTAGTTGGCCATGATAAAGAAGAAACTGACAACCTTTTTTGGTGCCATGTAATTATGCCACCAACCGGAGCCAATGCTCGAGGTGTTGGTGTTGCCGCCGTTGGTTTAAATTCAAATTCTAAAGTATTTGGTTTCAAAGTTAACTCGACACTTTGTTACATCATAGGAAGTTTTCCGTATGCTGTAGATGATAACAACCATTCTCTTTCAAGACACGCTCGTGGCGTAGGTCCGGTACAAAAAGAGTACATTGAAGAACTTGGTGAAAAACGAACTGAGTACGCAGCAAAATATCCTTATAACAAAACTGTCACCACAGAGAGTGGACATATACTCGAACTTGATGATACACCACGTGCAGAACGTATTCATGTTTATCATAAGTCCGGTGCATATGTAGAAATCTTTCCTGATGGATCTATTGTTACCAAGTCAATGAAAGATTCAGTAAGTGTTACCATGCAAGATCATGCGATTAGCGTTGTAAAAGGTGATCTCCAAATTGTGGCCAACGAAGGAAAGATTCAAATTACATCTGAAGGTGATATTGATCTTGTTTCAGGCCGTGGTGTTATTAACATTCGTGGTGCGGTGATTGGACTAAATGGTTAATGACAGTTGTTGTTGAACTTCCAAAAATTCCAAAGCTGGAATGTACAGCAGATGGTAAAATTGGAAAGAGAGAATTAGACGAGTATCTTAAGAACATTGGTAGAACAATGGGCAGACTTAACTTGTCTGTTTCTCGTTTTGATGAAAATGATAAGTGTGGACTTGCCGTAATTGCTGCAGCAATTGCAATAGAACAAGTAATGAAACCTATAGAAGGTGTTACTACTGATCCTTTTCAAATATTAAAATCAAAAGAACTTGAATTTCGTTATCGTGCTCGTGAGTTGCATAAGGACATTGAAGAATATTTTAAAAAGAGCATAGTAGAAATTCTTCTTGATGTTGCTAAAATATTAGGAATTCCAAA